GCCACGCAATTTGCTGGTCAGACGATAACAGCAGCGGCCGGAGTCACACTCCCCGCGTCAGTCGCCAGCACGACTAACATTACGCAAGTGGGCTCAGTTACCGGCGCCGTTCAGGGCAACCTCAACGGCAACGTTGTGGGCAACGTAATGGGCAGCGTGGCAAGCGTGGTCGGCGCGGTCGGTTCGGTGACGGGCTTAACCGCCGCGAATCTCGACGTTGCAGTTTCAACGCGCCTGGCGACAGCGGGATACACGGCGCCTGACAACGCGACAATAACGGCCATCGCCGGATATGTCGATACCGAGATCGCTGCGATCAAATCCAAGACAGACCTTATTCCTGCGGCGCCAGCAGCGGTCGGCGATATCCCAACTGCAGCGGCGAATGCAGACGCGGTATGGGACGAAGCAATCGCGGGTCATGCTACGGCAGGATCTACAGGTGCGGCATTGTCGGCGGCCGGATCTGCTGGCGATCCGTGGTCTACGGCATTACCCGGCGCATACGGGGCGGGCACAGCAGGCAAGATCGTCGGCGACAACATCAACGCGACGGTTTCCAGCCGGGCGACGCAGACGAGCGTTGACGATGTGCCGACCAACGCGGAACTCAATACGGCGCTCGGGACGGCTGATGATGCGGTGCTGGCACAGGTTGCGCTCGTGAAGGCTAAGACGGACCTGATCCCGGCGGCACCGTCTGCCGTTGGGGACATTCCTACGGCCGCCGAGAACGCCGACAAGATACTCGGGCGGAACTTGGCTAGCGGAAGCGACGGCGGGCGCACCGTGAAGGATGCCCTTCGATCCTTGCGGAACAAGTCTGCTATCGCGGCCGGCACGCTGACTGTGTATTTGGAAGATGACACCACATCGGCCTGGACGGCGGCGGTGACTACTACGGCAGGCGATCCGCTATCGTCAATTGATCCTGCGTAGTGATGGATGTTAAATCGCTATTGGCGATGGACAAACGACCCGGCGGAACTGCCGGCGGTCACGTCGCTGCCGTTTGGGCCGCTGCGCTACCGGGCGTGGACGAATGGGTCGCTGGACATACCTCCGGTTCCACCGACACTTCCGCTATCCGGCGGTGGGGCGAGGCCGTTTGTATTCCGCGTCGATGCCAGTTACAGACTACTTGAGGACGACGAAATCATGATCATAGTGATAGCATCCGCCGCCGCAAGTGGCCTGCTGAATTGAGGTGACAATTGGAAAAAGTTGAAGCCTTGGCCGACTCTATATTTGTCGCCGTCAAGGGATACGTGGACAAGTTAGCGGCTGTGCTGGCAAAGCGCGTGGACGAGATGGATGCGCGCATCGCGGCAATTCCAGCCGGCAAGGATGGCGCTCTCGGGAAAGATGGCGCGAAGGGGCTGGATGGCGCGGTCGGCGAGACAGGCGAACCGGGAGTGGTTGGCGAGCCGGGCGCTGCTGGTGAGAAAGGCGAGCCGGGTCAGGATGGTCTGCCAGGTAATGACGGCGTTCCCGGCATGGCTGGCATCGACGGTGTCCACGGCAAGGATGGCGAGCCGGGCATCAATGGCAGAGATGGCCGCGAAGGGCGCGATGGGTCGCCGGGCCGGGACGCGCTAGAGCTCGATATCCTGTCGGCCATCGATCCGGTCAAAGCATATGCGCGCGGGACGTGGGCGCGGCACGCTGGCGGTCTTGTCCGCGCTGCCCGTAATACCGATCCTGTGGTCGAAGGCGCGATTGCGATTGCAGGATGGGACGTGATGGTGGATGGCGTTGCATCCGTATCCGCGGAATGGACGGGCGATCGTGAGCTGGTGGTGCGAACGATCACCACGGGCGGCAAGGTGATGGAACAAAAAAGCATAGTGCCTGTGCTGATCTATCGCAACGTCTACAAGTCTGGGTCCGAGTACCAGCGCGGGGACACGGTGACATGGGACGGATCGACATGGCATTGCGAGCGGACGACCAAGGGTGAACCAGGTAACGGGGCGGACTGGAAGCTGATGGTCAAGCGCGGGAGTCCCGGCAAGGATGGCGTGAGCGTCAAGGGAGAGACTGGGTCCGCTGGTCGAGATGGCAAAGACCTGACGCACATGGATCTCAACGGGAACAAGTATAGATGAAGTGGGACGGTCAGACCGCAGTGATCATTGCTAGCGGGCCGAGTCTGACGATTGAGGATTGCGCCACGGTTCAGCGTTGGCATGAGGCGGGCGGCGGGCGAGTCATTGCTATCAACATGAGTTACCAGCGGGCGCCGTGGGCGGATGTGCTGTATGCCTGCGATGGTCGTTGGTGGTCTGGCAATGTCACTGCGGCGAAAAAAGTGTTTCACGGGGAACATTGGACGCAGGACGAAAAGGCAGCCAATGGCTACGGGCTGAACTACATCAAGAGCGATCGCGGCGAAGGCTTGAACAGGAAGCCGGGCGTCATCAATCAAGGGCTGAACTCCGGTTTCCAGGCGATCAACTTGGCATATCACTGGGGCGTTCGCAGAATCGTGCTGTTGGGCTATGACATGAGCCACGAGGGTAAGCGGACGCATTGGCATCCGCCGCACCAGCATGATGTCCAAACACCGTTTGATCGCTGCATCAAGCATTTCCAGGCGATCGCCCGGGACTTGGCTAACGATGGGGTCGTTGTCGTGAACTGCACACGCCGGACAGCGTTGAAGTGCTGGCCAATGGGTGATTTAAGTGCCGAGATGGGACGCGTCACGAAGATGGCGGCCGATTGAAGGCGCTCTGTCTGATTCGATCGTCGCCGGTGTATCGGCGTGAGGCATTCGTCGCTGGATTGAATCGGGCCGGATACAAGGTAGTAAACGCCCTGAACAATCCAGATCCGGATGACATCTTGGTCGGCTGGAATCGCTACGGCAACACGCTTGAGCAATCCAAGATGTTCGAGCGGCGCGGCGCCCGATGCTTGATCGTCGAGAACGGCTATCTAAGCGCGCTGACGCCTGATCGATGGTTTTCGATCTCGCTGCATGAACACGCGGGACTTGGTGAATGGAATGAAGGCGGGCCGGAACGATGGGACGCGATGGGCGTGGAGTTGTTACCCTGGCGAACAGGGCCGGAGACTTTGATCCTTGCCCAGCGCGGGATTGGGTCACCCGATGTTGCTTCGCCGGATCGATGGGCCGAGCATACGATGAAGAAACTAGGCGTCGGGCGGATTCGACGACACCCTGCGAATCGAAACGATGCCATCCCGTTGGGCAAAGACTTGGAGCGCGTCGGCCAAGTGGTGACGTGGGCCAGCAGCGCGGCACTGGTTGCGCTTACTCAAGGCATCCCGTGTTGGTATGGCCTTGATGGATGGATCGGAGCATCAGCTTGTAGGCCGGTCTCGGAGTTTGGGCAGGATCCGAAGCGCGATTCTGCGGACAGGTTGGCGATGTTTCGTCGGCTGGCCTGGGCGCAATGGCGAGTGTCTGAAATTGAGAGCGGCGCTGCGTTTATGAACTTGTTGGATCGTGCCCGGTTGGCAGCTTGAGCGCCACCGCTGATTTCGAGTCAACGTGTGTTCCGACTCCTGGGAGAACGCTTGTTGTTGGATCAAGGGTGTATGAAAACAATATTGATCGGCGCGCGCGATTCAAGGACGCGGTTGGTGTCGATATGACGGCGGGAACGGCGGTCGATGTAGTGGCCGACATTGAGGAAGATGTGACCGGCCTCGGATTGTTCGCTCACATCGATTGTCATTCAGTTCTGGAACATGCCCGACGACCTTGGTTGCTGGCCGCGAACCTACAGCGAATGCTCATGCCGGGCGGCACCATCTATGTACAGGTGCCGTTTGTATGGCGCGTGCATAGTTATCCGTCCGACTTGTGGCGCTTCACTGCGGAAGGCATCCGGCAATTGTTCCCGGCCATCAACTGGACTCGAATTTCTTACGCTCACATAGACCTGTCCGATAAGAGCAAGGTGCCGGCGCAGGAAATCGACGGGCACCTCTATTTTGCCAAGACCGAGATTTGCGCGTTTGGGGTTAAGAATTGAAAAACGGTATTGTTTATTCAGAGAATGGAATTTATGCAGGCTGGCCAGCGAATCATGGCGCTTGGCAATGGGGAGATGAGTTCCTGGTCGGTTTCCTGCGAGGTAAATTCAAGTCGAAGTCAATGCACAACATCGCTGAGCCGTTCGAGAAGATGCTGGCGCGTACGATTGACGGCGGCATGACATGGACTACTGAAACGCCGAATTTAGACTTTGATGCTCTATCGGTTACCGACGATGCACCAGAGTTTTCTTTGTCCGATTCAATAATCCGGGTCTGTGGTGTCTATGACCATGGCGGGGATTACTGCGATGCCCACGGGGCGTTTTACCTATCGCGTGATCGCGGCAAGGAATGGTCGGGGCCGTACACGTTCAATGGCATAGACATTGGCGAAAGAATGCTCAACACGTCGCGTACCCGTGTGGTCGGTAATTTGGTGTTTTTGTCGATTTGTCAGGAGAATTCGTGGGGAACTGACGCTACGTTATGCGTTAGCCACGATGGCATGCGGTTCAATACGATGGGAACAGTTGCGGACGATGATGCCCGAGCTGTTATGCCGGCGGTAGCAAAGGCTGGCGATAGGTTAATAGCTGTTTTGCGGCGTCGTCAGTCAAGCCGTAGGGATGGATGGATCGATGCCTTCGGCTCCGACGATGGTGGAGTGACGTGGCGTTTCCTGTCGTTTGTTGATTCGACAGGCTGGCATAACGGTAATCCGCCGGCCCTGGTGGCCATGGATGATGGGAGATTGCTGGCGGCCTTTGGAAATAGAGATCAAGGATCTATCCTGGGCGCGTGGTCTTCGGATTGTGGCTATACGTGGAGTCAGTTCACGATCCGAGCGAGTGAATCAGATAGGGTTGATATAGGCTATCCGCAACTGTTTAAGAAAAATGACGGATCGGCGGTATGCGTCTATTACTGGACGAGTGACGAGCGGCCGCACCAACATATCGCAAGCACGGTTATCGACGCGTGAATCTTCTGGTGACTGGTCGCGGAACCTCGGGGTCATGGGCGATCCGTGGAGAACAGTTGGGCCGCGCACTCAGTGCAACAGTTCAGCGTGAGGCGTCCAAGGTAAAAGGTTATGACTTGGCGATTGTCGTCAAGCGCGGCCGGGATGATTTGTTGCATCGTCTGCACACTGCCGGCGTCCCGATAGTCTGGGACATTGTGGACAGTTGGCCGCAGCCGGCCGGGAACGAGTGGGACGCCGCAACTTGTAGGCAATGGCTGGCGAGCCAGGTGGAGCGGATCAAGCCCATAGGCATAGTTGCATCGACGAAGGCCATGGCTGCGGATTGTAAGGGCTTTGGGGTGCCGATGCTTACGGTGCCGCATCACTCCCGGCCGCATCAACAGGTGAATCCGATTCGCGAAAGAGTGCAGAAGATCGGCTACGAGGGATCGGTGAAATATCTGGGCGCGTGGCAGGCGTGGTTTGAGGTCGAGTGCGCGTCTCGAAAATGGTCCTTTGTTATAAACCCGCCGCACCTCGCGGATCTGGATATTGTCGTTGCGGTGCGTGAGTCAACTGGATACGCCGCGCGCAACTGGAAGTCGAACGTCAAGCTGGCTAACGCTCAAGGGTCCGGCACGCCGTGCATTCTCAATCGCGAGGCTGGATACATCGAGACTGCTACCGGCGGCGAATTGTTCGCAGACACGCGTGAGGACATGGTGCGAGCCTTCGACAGACTGACCGATCATGAAACGCGCAAGACGGCCGCTGCTGGTCTCTGGCCGCCGACTCTGGAAATGGTTGCCGCGGATTATCGGGAATGGCTGTCGAAGTTCTAAGGGCGCATAAGCCCTCTCTCACTGCTACGGCGGTCCTAGTCGCCTTGATCGCGGCGATGAAAAATGTAGGCGAGCGCGTTGTAGAAACCAAGCAATATCGCGGTGACTCCGAGTGGCTGATGCTGTTCGGTGTCGGGGCGGATGCCCATAGCAAAGCGCGTGACCATCATGTAAAGGCTGGTGGCAAGGCGATGCTGTGGGACTTGGGCTATTTCGGCCGCCGCAAGGAAACTGGTTACGTTCGGGGGTCGATAAACACTGATCATCCGCAAGCTTTGATTGATCGCGCGCCAACCGATCCATCGAGGTGGGATTCCCTTGGCATCAGCCTGCGCGAAGATTACAAGCGAGACGGCCATATCCTCCTTATTGGCTTGGGGCGCAAGTCGAGAGCGTACTTCGGTGATGGCTGGGAACAGGCCAAGTATGCAGAGCTGGTCAAGCGCTTTCCGCCCAGTCGGATCGTCTATCGACCAAAGGTCGATGGTGACATTGTCGTGCTTCCTTGTGCGCGAGATGGAACATCGGCGATCGAGTCATTGCTACGTGGGGCGGCGCTAGTCGTCTGCAAGCACTCCAACGTAGCCTGCGATGCTGCTGTGGCGGGTGTCCCATTCGAGGCGACCGATGGCGCTGCGATGTGGCTGGCCGGAAGAGACTACACGCAAACCAGCAGAATGGAATTCCTGCAGCGCCTGGCATGGTTCCAGTGGCGGCCGGATGAAGCGAAACAGGCATGGCAATTTTTCAAGGGGATCGTGTGAATGGAGATTGACCAAGTGGTCGTCGATAAATTGTTGTGGGCCAAGGCCAAAGGTGGAGATCGTGTTGCAGCGGAAAGAATAGGCAAAGCCTTAGAAGGAATCGTAATTTACTTTCACATAATGAATTACGACGAAGGAATCTATGAGCGTGTTTCACTGCACGAGTTGGAGTCGGCGAACATAATCAACAGCGTTACATTGCACAGAGGTATTCCGTGAGACTGAATGTCTGTTGTGGAACCCGTATCCGCGAGGGATGGATAAACATTGATGTCGCAGCACTTGGCATATTGAAACCGGAAATCATCGCCGATGCTAGAAGCATCCCGCTTGACGACGGTTGCGCCGACGAGATCATGTGCATTCACGGCATTGAGCATTTCTACAAGTGGGAGGCTGACGAACTCGCAGTAGAGTGGATGCGGCTACTGAGGTCGGGCGGATTGCTGGCGATTGAGTGCCCGGACATTTTCAAGTGTTGCGAGAATCTTGTGTCCGGGTACGCGTCGTCCGGCAAGCATCCTGACCAAATGAGCTACTGGGGAATCTATGGTGACCCACAGGAGAAGAATCCGTTCATGGGCCACAAGTGGGGTTACACGCCAAAGACGCTGCGGCACTTACTGAAGATGCACGGATTCGTCAGCATCACAGACGAAGAAACTCAGTGGCATCCGGCCGGCAGGGTGCGGCGCGACATGCGGATCACTGCGCGCAAGCCATGAGTCTGCGCGTTTACCTCGGATGGGACTCGCGCGAGATTGATGCGTTCCAGGTGGCGGCCAAAAGTTTTGCTTCATTCGGCTGCGAAGTTATCGCGTTGCACGAGGATCGGCTGCGGCTGTGCGGAATATTGACGCGCCCGTTGGATCGCCGAGGCCGGATGTTCGATTTCAACAGCGCGGCAGAGCAATCGACGGACTTTGCTATCAGTCGGTTCGCGGTTCCCCTGCTGGCGCATTCGGGTTGGGCGTTGTTCGCCGATGCGGACACTATGGCCAGGCAAGACCCGCATCTATTGTTGTCCATCGCAGACGATAGGTTCGCGGTGATGGTGGTCAAGCGGACGACGACGCAGATGGAAGGGATCAAGATGGATGGGCAGAAACAGGTTGCCTATCACCGCAAAAATTGGAGCAGCGTGGCGCTGTGGAATGCTTCACATCCGGCCATTGCGCGGCTGAACCTGACCACTCTGAACCAATGGCCCGGCCGTGATCTCCATGCGTTCAAGTTTCTGGCGGACGACGAGATCGGATGTCTCCCGTCAGCGTGGAATCATCTTGTTGGCGTTGATGAGCCGAGGTCTGATCCGGCAATCATCCATTGGACCAATGGCACTCCGAACCTTCCCGGCTATGAGGATAGTGAACATGCACAAGTATGGCGGGAGGCAAGCCAGCGATGATTAATTGTTATTCATGCTCGCCGGTTTGGGGCTGGCGTAACTCGCCGCCTATCCGGTCTGGGCTGCGCGTGATTGGACAGCCGGAGGGTGAGCAGATTACGCTGGCCGAGGCAAAGCTACATCTGCGGATTGACGACGAGGGCGGCAGCCCGACGCAGCCGCATCCTGACGACACGTTGATACAAACATTGATCGTCGCCGCCCGTGAGTGGTGCGAGAACGATACCGGGCGGGCCTTGGTCCCGCAGACTTTTGAATTGGTGACATCGGCATGGCCGGCCAGAAGTTTCTACGCAATCGAGAATACCAACGAGTTACCTTTGCCCATGTCGCCTATCTCGATCATTACCAGCGTCACTTATCTGGATGGGGATGGGGCGTCCCAAGTGTTAGCGGCCAGCGCTTACACGCTGGATAACTGGTCGGAACCGAGTTGGCTGTACTCGGCTGTTGATACTTCATGGCCGACAGTACAAGGTGTGCGGAACGCAATTACCGTCCGGTATAACGCCGGTTACACGCTTCCGAACGCCAGCCCCGATGATCGGCCGCTGCCCAAGTCGATCAAGGCTGCGATGCTGCTGATCATCGGGCACCTCTACGAGAACCGAGAGGAGACGACCGAGTTAAAGCTGATGTCGCTGCCGCTTGGCGCGTCGTCTCTGCTTGACCGCTGGCGGTTGCGCTTGGGGATTGCGTGAACGCGGGCAAACTCCGGCATCGCTTGTTGCTGGAGGAACCCATTGCCACGCAGGACGACACTGGTGGCGAAGTCATCAACTGGTCTGTGTTTGGCACTGTTTCGTCTGACATTGAACCTTTGCGCGGTCGGGAACAGTTGATCGCGAATCAATCTTTGGCTCCGTTTGATACGCGCATTCGTATTCGCTGGTCTCCAGCGGTTGAGCGCGTCACCGCCAAGTGGCGCGGCACGCATCGGGGGACCATCTACAACTTCGAGTCTATTTCGGAGACTGACATGGCGCGGCGCGAGATCGTGATCATGGCGCAATCAGGATTGAACGATGGCTAGCGTAACGATCCGCGTCGATGGCCTGCGTGAGTTGGGCGAGCGGATGCGAAAGCTATCGGAGAAGGTCGCCAAAAAGCTGGCGGGGCAGGCTACTGGCGCGGCGGCCCAAGTGGTCAAGAAAAGCTACAAGTTAAATCTTAGGTCCAACCCGTCGATTGATACGGGTTTGGTGGAGAAGAACGTCATAGCAAAGAAGCTAGGGAAATCACAGACAAACCTAACCTCCGAACATATCGTCACGGTTAAGAAGGTCGTCTATCCACAAGTTGGTGCGTCTACGAAGAAGCGCAATACAAGGCAGGTAGCGGGTTACTTGGAATTCGGGACGGTCAACATGCCCGCAGAGCCTGGATTGCGTCCGGCATTCGACGAGAATAGATCGAAGCTGACGGAAGTAATGAAGAAGAAACTGGCGGACGGAATCCTCAAGGCGGGCGCATGAGTTACGAACAGGACATATTCACCGCGCTCGGTCCGCTGGTTGGCAGCCGTGTGGCGCCAGTCACATTTCCGCAGCCGCCAGCGGTGCCGACCTGGCCAGCGATTCGCTACACGTTCATCGATACGGTTCCTGTAGTGGATCTGTGCGGAGATGGTGATGATTCAACGGCGTTTGTGCGCGTACAGATAGACGTGGTGGCTAAAGAGTTCAAGCAAGTGCGGGCGCTGCGGCTGCAAGTCATGGCGGCGATGGCGTTATTCTCCCCGCCTGCGATTCTGGAAATAAGTGCATCAGGCGGATTCGATACAGAGACAAAGACGTTCCGCGAAATCTTGGATTACTCCTTACATGGTTCGTCGTAGCTAGGCAACCCGCCGGCTATTCCGCGCCACCGACCGAGGCCCCGCAAGGGGCCTTTCCATTTGAAGAGGAAACATCATGAGTTCAGGCGCCCGTTACAAATTCCAAGGCTCGCAATTTTCTGTGCAGACCGGATTGGCCGGGTCAAGCCCGAGTCCCGTGATCACAGGCATCACGAAGGCAGATCCGGCTGTTGTATCGTCTACTGCCAACCCGCACGTTGATGGTGATGTGATCCGCATTAAGGGTGTAGTTGGTATGACGGAGGTCAACGGTCGCCTGTTCGTGGTCGACAATCGTGCCGCAAATTCTTACGAGCTTGCTGGCGAAGATTCGACCAACAACGCAGCTTACGTCAGCGGCGGCTATGTCGATGAGGCCCAGTTCTCCGAGTTTTGCGAACTGACCGGGACGAATCAGCAGGACGGCGCATCGGACGAAATCGACGCGACGACGATCTGTTCCACAGCGAAGGAATTCGAGCTTGGGCTATCGGATTCAGGCACGTTGCAACTGGATTACAACTTCGCTCCGAATGCAGCCGTGATGACTGCGTTGCGCGCTGCTAAGTTGTCCGGCGATGAGATAGGGTTCAAGGTCGTGTTCCCAAACTCTGGCGGCACGGTGATTATGCTGGGCAAGGTTCAGCAAACCAGCTTTCAAGGTGCGGTGTCCGGTCTCTGGACTGGGTCGGCCACCATCAAGCTGTCCGGCGAAATCTTCGTCCTGGCGGCTTAATGGATCGGGCTAAGTTTCTGCTTGGCTTGAAGCGTTCGGCGGTGAAGTTGACGGCATTTACGCCGCCGGGCTTCACCGAACCGATCTATCTGCGCCCGCTGTCGATGGCTGATATCAAAGCCGTGATCACGAAGCCGGACGAACCGAAAGAAGTCCGAGAGCGTCTTACCAACGATCCGCTGTACATCGAGCGCGGCATTGCTCGGATCGTTCGCGGCGCAGATGGCAATCTTCTGTTCGACGAAAAAGACAACGCGCAGATGGACGAGTTGAAGTCGGTCATGGACAACAACTCGCACAACGTCAGCAGGCTTATTCACGAGGCGCACGAAGCCCTGCAATTGCCGGACAAAAGCGAGGCAGACCCCAAGGGAAACTGACGCAGCGCCAGGTATTTAAGATGCACCTGGCGCTAGCAATTGGCGGCTGCACGCTGGACGAACTTGATGAGCGCATGGATGAACGCGAGTTCTTGTTGTGGGAGAGGTATGCCCGGGCGTTCTTCCTTCCCCAGCGTCGTGCCGATTTGCAGGCGGCGCAAACGGCTTACCTGGTGGCCGTAACAATGGGCGGCGCCAAGACTTCGACGAAGCTGTCCGATTTTCTAGTTGTGCCGGCCATAGAGGACGAATCAATGACTGCCGAAGTGGGAAGTTCGATGATTGGCGCGGTGACTGCGGCGCGGGTGTATCGGCTTGGCCAAGGCCGGAAAGCTAAAGGTTAGGCGATGCCTGCTAATTCACTCGGCGGACTGATCGTAACGCTTGGACTCAACGCGGCTGAATTCACGTCTGGCCTCACGAAGTCCGAGCGCGAGGCGCAGCTATTCGCGGCACGGTTGGATAGCGCTATTACTAGCGGAGCCAAGGCTGCAAGCGCAGCAATCCTCGGTATCGGTGCCGCTGCGGCTGTGGCTTTTGCTGCGGTCAATGAATTGTCGCGTCAAGCCGGAGACTTCAAGGATCTAGAGGAAAAGACCGGGGCCAGTGCGGAAGAGTTGGCATCGTTCGCGGTGTCCGCCGGGACTGCAGGCATTGCCATGACCGAGGTCGCAGCCCTGTCGGTCAAGCTGACGAAGAACCTAACCGGCGTCGATGACGAGTCGAAGTTGGCAGGCGCGGCGATCAGTGCGCTTGGCCTCAACCTGAAGGAGTTCAAGGCGCTCGATCCGGCGGCGCAGTTGGAAGCCATTGCCAAGGCGCTAGGCGGCTTCGAGGATGGCGCTGGCAAGACGGCGGTCATGGAAGCGCTGGCAAAAGGCGCATCCAATCTGCTGCCCTTCCTCAAAGAGTTGAATTCCGAGGGCGGCCGGCAAGTCATTCTCACGCAGCAGCAGATCGAGCGCGCAGACGCCTACAGTGACGCCCAAGCGCGCGCGCGGACGCAGTTGCAGCTATACGCCCAAGCCGCTGCTACGGAGGCGCTGCCTGCGATTACAGCACTCACCACTGCAGCGAAGAACTTCATTATTGAATTGTTGGACATTGAGAAAGGCGCCAATGACTTGCGCGGCAGCACCGCTATCCTAGACTTTGCCAACAATGCCGTGCGGGCGCTTGGCTTCATCGTATCGGCCGGGCAAGGATTGGGACGCGTGTTTCAGGTGGTCGGAGAGACTATCGCGGCTGGTGCGGCGCAGACGGCAGCGGTAGCGGTCGGAGACCTCAATCGTGCCCTCGCCATTGGCCGTGACTGGCAGGAGCAGATTGACGGCATCCTAAACAAACAGTTGTTTTCAGCAAAGCTGAGCCAACAGATCCAGAATCAACAAGCGAATGCTTCGCGTGACGCTATTAAGGATCGCGGGTTCAAGCCGCCGCTACGATTCTCCGGCGTCAACAGGCCGGACAAGGCTGCCGGCGGTACTGATCGTATCAGCGAGGCGCAGCGCTTCCTCGACAGCTTGCAGAAGCAGTTGGACCGCACGCTCGAACTGACGGCGGTGGAAACTGCGCTCAAGGAAATCCAAAGCGGCCGGCTCAAGGGGCTGACTCCCGACATCGAGCGGCAGATTCTCGCGGTCGCGGCCCAAGTGGACGCCTACAAGGAACTGGAAGAATGGATCAAGGCCAGCGGCAAAGCCTTTGACGAAGAAGTGAAGGCTCTCGAGCGATCCACTGAGGAACAGAAGCGGCACACTATCGCCGCGTTTGCAGAGGCCGAGCAGATCAAGGAGGCCAATAAAGACCTGCGTGACGAGATCGCGATCATTGTCGGCGGCGAGGCTGCGCGTAAGGCGATTGAGGCAGCGCGCATTTCATCTGCCATCTCTATTAAGGAAGAGGCCCTCGCCCTGGCCCAGCTCAATCCCTTGCGGGCTGGGGAAGCGAAGGCTCTGCAGTCGCAGATCACGCTGCTTAAGGAGCGGGCTGAACTTCTTAACAGTAAGTCATTCGCCGAGCAACTCGCCGCAGATGCCGCTAACTTGCAGCAGTTCAAAGACCTGTTTACCAATACGTTCGCTGATGCCTTCAGCTCATTCGTCGATGGCACCAAGTCGGCTAAGGATGCATTCAAGGATTTCGAGAGGTCTTTGGTTCAGTCGATCAGCCGGATCGCTTCACAGAATCTTGCCGAGGCATTGTTCGGAGGCAAGAGCAATACAGGCGGACCTGACTTTGGAAAACTGATTAGCAGTTTGATCGGAAGCCTCTTCGGAGGTGGCGGCGGCGGCGGGTTTGCGTCTGGCCCGCAGCTTGGCAGCTTCGCCGCTGGCACCAACTTCGCGCCGGGCGGAATGGCCCTAGTCGGCGAGCGCGGCCCGGAGTTGGTGAACCTTCCGCGCGGCGCACAAGTTATCCCCAATCACGAGCTCGGCGGCGGCGGCAACACGACTATCGTGCAGCACATCAACGTGATGCCCGGTGCCGATACACGCACGGCCCGGCAGGCTGCGCGCGATGCCGGTGCTGCGGCCCAGCGCGCGATGGCGCGGAGGTAGCGTATGGCTTATCTAGACATGCTCCTGCCGATCTGTGTAGCCCTTGAATGGCAAAGCGATTCCGGCGGTTTCGACACCAGCGTTGTGCAGATGCAAAACGGGCGTGAGTCGCGCAACCAGAATCGGGCCCGCCCGCTGTCCAGCTACCTTATCCGCTACAACAACCAGACGCGGGCGGCGTGGCAGGATCTCGACGCATTCATGCACGCCGCTGCGGGACGCGCCAACTCGTGGCGCCTGCGGGACCCCCGCAAGAATATAGCAGGCGCTGGCGAGGGGATGCTGGCAGCGATTCCAGGCTCGGCTGACTTTCAGATGGTTTTGCGGTACACCTTCGGGTCTTACACATTCGACAAGCCCGTCACCAAGCCCGCGTCAACCGTGATCCTCTCAGGCGCCGGGTCGTTCAGCACCAGCACCGGCCGCGTCACTGGCGGCCTCGTCAGTGCGACTTGGTCTGGCGAGTTCTATTTGCACGCGCGGTTCGATGGCGACGCCATAACACTCTCCGGGGTCAATCGCCAGGCCAACGGGGACTATATCGCGCGATACGAAGATATGCCGGTCGTCGAGGTGATGGACGATGACTAAGTCTCTGTCTCCTGGGTTTGCATCGCACCTCGCGAAGAACCTCACGAAGCTTACGAGTTGCATGCGCTTGGTGCGCATCGATGGTGTAGTGCTCACGGTCACGGCGCTCGACCTTCCGTTCGTGTTTGATGTTGGCGCGGGCGGCGAAACATATGAACCTCTGGGCTTCGGCATCAGCGATGTCCGGGGGACATCCAACGTCGAGGTATCGACGCTAGACGCAACGGGTATTCTTGACAGCGACTTGATTACTGAGGACGACCTGCGGGCGGGGCGATGGGACGGCGCCGCGTACCAAATCTTCCGGGTGGTTTGGTCAGACCTCACGCTCGGCCGCGAGATTGTCTCGACCGGTACGCTCGGCGAGTGTTCCGTTAACCGTCTTGCCTTCCGCGCCGAGTTGCTGGGACTCATGCAGTCGGTGCATACCAGCATCGTTGAGCTTACCTCGGCCGCGTGCAGGGCGAATCTCGGAGACGAGCGCTGTCAAGTTGACCTTGCCCCGTTGACCGTGTCCGGGACGATTGACGCCATGGACCCCGACTACTACCGGTTTACCGCGTTGGACCGTGGCGAGGCGGCAGGCTACTTCGCCGGCGGGGTCATCACAATCACGGATTCGACCGACGACCTACTTAATGGGATGCGCTTCGAGATACTAAGCAACGCCGGCGCAGGCGCGTTCGTCCTTGCTGTTTCATTTCCTTACACCGCAACCAGCGCAACTTATTCAATGACACCAGGCTGCGACAAGACGCGCCGTACTTGCATCGACCGCTTTAATAACATCCTCAATCGACGCGCCGAGGACTGGGTGCAGGGGACGGACAAGCTCGTGTCCGTGGCACGGCGCGCGTCATGATCACGGCGCAGCTCGTGGTTGCAACTGCCCGCACCTGGCTCGGGACGCGCTGGCGCCACCAGGCTTGCCTGAAGCACGTCGGCACCGACTGCATTCACTTCATCGCTGGCGTCGCCCGCGAGGTTGGCGTCACAACAGCCCAAGGATTTTTCGCTGACGCGGCGCTGCATAACTACGGCCGAACGCCAGATCCGGGGATGCTTTATGCCGCTTGCGATCAACTGATGGAGCGCGTTGATACGGAGTCGCGCGCGCTGGCCGATGTGCTCGTGATCCGCTTCGGGAGGCATCCGACGCACTTTGCGTTCGTTTCACAGACGCAGCCGCTGCGGATGATCCACGCCTGGGCGCGGGCGCGTCAAGTGGTCGAGCACGGTCTTGAGGAGCCGTGGGTTTCACGGATCGCACGCGTGTACCGTCTGCCCGGGGTGACATGGGCCAACTAATAGTAGGCATTGCGGGCGCCGCGATCGGCTTCGCGGTGGGCGGCCCGCTGGGCGCGCAGATTGGTTATCTCGCGGCCACGACTGCCTACGGCCTGCTCAACCCGACAAAGATCCAAGGGCCGCGACTCAACGAACTGCACGTCCAGGGCTCAAGTTACGGGCGCGCGATTCCGATTGTCTACGGCCGCATGCGCATGGCCGGGAACGGGTGCTTTCAGACAGATTGGGTAGAGCACGAAGAGAGCTCTGGCGGCAAGGGTGGGGGGACCGAGCAGACGAACTACACGTACACTAACTCATTCGGTTTTGCGATTTGTGAAGGCCCGGTCCTCGGCGTGATTCGGCGCTGGGCGAACGGCAAGCTCATTACCGATGTTGGATTTACCACTAACGAGAGGTGGCCGTTCGTCCTGTACCTCGGCGACGAGTCGCAGATGCCGGACCCGACCATCGAGGCTAAGCATGGCGCCGGCGAAGTCTCCGCAATGCGCGGCATTGCCTACGAGGTAGTGACCGACAAGGACGCTTCAGAATTCAATAACACGGTTCCCAATGTTGAGTATGAAATTTACACCACTGCCGGCTCGTCAATCCCGCGCCGCATTAGCACATGGGACGCGCCGAACGACTTGCCTTCCGGGGCGTTGAACCAGTACAACGTCGCCGGCGCGTCGTATAGCGCAGGCGTCATTACATATGGATTTTACGAGGATACGGGTAGCGATTATCAATACACCGAGATGACATATAACATCGACGGGACCCTCCTAAGCACGGATGGTCCAGTGGATGTAGACATCATTCCTGGCACCATTGGCGCTGACTTCTTGATGACCGCGCAAAATGCCCAAATTGCCTTTGGCTACCGGAGTGGCCAAGGCGATGGCGACACCGACGCAGGCGCTTGGTTTCGCGGGGCCACACGTATCTCCGCCGTTAACAACATCTTAGGCAGTCCGCGCAGCTTGCAATCTTGCCTGATGGGGATGCAGCCGTTTATCAGTGGCGGCAATCTCTACTGCTTCGGGACGACGGCGATCAGCACCGCTCTCGCCACGCACATTGCACGCTATCCGTCTCCCGATGTCGATGGTCGCCCGACGCCGCAGGGCACTCCGGACGCTTACTACGAGTTTACGACAGACCCAGGAATCTACATGGTCACGGCTGACGAAGCCGGTGACGTTTGGGTTATCGGCCCGGCGGGCGCCAACAAGACTCTATTTCACTTCGACGCCGACCTGACCCTTATCCACCAGTGGGGCACGGGCGAACTACCAACAGAGATCGCCAGCCCCAGACCATTCTCCGTGCACGAGGGCCGGCTCTTTGCCGCACACTTCGACAATGGCGATCCGACGCAATCGCTCGCCTATGGCTGGTCGATCGACGGCACAACGGGCTTTACCGAGCTCGGATCTATGTCGATTGCGCAGCAAACCGCAGAGCGCGCTGGTCGGCCTGTCATCTGGATCGGCGGGTGTTACGCGCTGTTGAACGACGGCGTCGTTAGCATGTGCGGCGGCGCTGGCGATGCCATTCTCGGCGACATCGTCGAGGATCTCTGCGTCCGCGCTGGCCTGGATGCGTCGCAAGTCGATGTCTCGGACCTCACGCAACCAGTTACGGGCTTCGTTATCGCGGGGCAGATGGACGTATCGAGCGCGATTGACACCTTGCGCCGCGCTTACTTTTTCGACGCGGCCGAGGTGGACGGTCAGATCGTGTTCGTCAATCGCGGTGGCGACCCAATCGCCGAGATTCCCGACGACGACCTGTGCGCTCGCGAGTACGGGGCCGAGTCGCCAGCGCCGCTGCAGACAACGCGCACGCCCGAGCTGGAGCTGCCGAAGCGCGTGTGGGTCAATTATTACAACACGGATCAGGACTACCAGCAGAACACGCAGTACGCTACCCGCCAGGTCACGATCAGCGAAAATGAGGTGACGCTTGACCTGCCGATCGTGCTCACGGACGCGCAGGCGCTTCAAATAGCAAATCGTCATTTGCATTTGGCGTGGCTAGAGCGCGAGCAATTCAGCTTCGCGACCTCGCGCAAGTGGGCGAAGATCGTGCCGACGGATGTCGTTACAGTGCGCGGTCGTGCGATCCGGATTACCAGCAAGTCTGAAACTCCTAGCGGGGTGATCGGTTTCGAGGGCGTGGCCGCGTTCGCGGGCCAGTACACGATCCAATCCGGATCGACCGGCGGCTCCGGTGGCGGCTTTGGTGACGGTCAGATACCCCCGCAGGCCGTGGTTGCCACCGAGCTCGCGCTGCTTGATATTCCGCTTATTTCGCCGAGTGATCATCAGTTCGGCTTTTACGCCGCCATGGGACCGTTGCGAGATGGCCCGTGGCCTGGCGCCGGGCTCTATAAGTCCCTCGACGATGGTGTGACGTACACGCGCATCGGCGAGACGCGCACGCCGAGCAAGATCGGTTATGTTCGGGTCGATGGCAGTCCTCCAGGCTTGCTAGAAACCTACGCCCTCGGGGATGTGGTTGACGAGACGACGATTCGCGTGGTCTTGACCGATGATGACGCAGAGCTCGAAAGTTGCACCGCTGATGCGTTGGACAACGGTGCAAACCTGTGCGCGATCAGCCGTGGCGTGCAGGGTGTGCCAGCCACGCTTAAGTGGGAGATTTGCCAGTTCCGCGACGCGGTCCTTGTGTCGCCGAAGGTCTATGCGCTAACCGGCTTCAAGCGCATGCGCAAGGACTCCGAGGGCGACGATCACGCTGACGGCGACCGATTCGTTTTGCTCGGGCCCATCCTTAGCGTCGAGGCGCCGGAGAGCGAGATCGGCGTCGAGCTCAAATACAAGGCGGTCACGTTCGGCCTCGCGGTGGCCGATGCCAGCGTGCACACGTTTACAAACCTTGGCCTCGGACGTGACGATTACTTCAACAGCGTGGCGGGCAACACGCCATCATCGATCGTCCACCACACTGGCACGTCCTACACCTTTGTCGAGGAGGACCGAGGGAAGCTGCATACGTTTTCGAATGCGTTGACGGTCACGGTGACATGCCCAGCGGCGTTGCGCGAGGGGTGGTGGGTCGATATTGAGAACATCGGCGACGGCAACGTCGTGCTAGACCCTGCGAACAATCTTGACGGCGCAGTCGGATCACCATCCGGATCGCTGACGCTTGCCACCAATCAGGGCTGCACGCTGCGCACCGATGGCACGAGCTACTGGAC